TATAATGAGATGAATAATAATAAAAAGAAGTTTGTAAGTGAGGCATTTAAGAAGAGGGGGCGTTTTTCCTCCTCGACGAAGTCGCCACGCGCGAATTTAAATAAGTAGACTATGATCAATAGCGGAAGAGAATGGGATTGGATGGATGATATAATAGAAGATGGTATAGATGATTATGTCTCAGTACCGACAGGCAGTAATGCAGTAGAAGATTAAAACATAAATAAAGGTTATATGAGTAAATTAGATTTCTATCCTATGATGACTCCAAGAGAGATCATTGAAGCAGGAGCATTTGGTGGGTGTTATTTCGGTCTTGAAATAGAAGAGTATACTAACTTTGACTATCAAGAGTTATTTGATTATCATTTTACGGGCTTAGATACAAGCTTATACTTAGGAGAGACATACAAACCTAAGCTTAATAAGTTTAAGATAAGGAGTGGAATGAACTATGAGTATTGGAAAGAGATGAAATGGATGAACGAAGATGACCCATATGGTTGGTTCGAATGGTATTGTAAGTATGATATGGGTAGAAGGCATCCAGACGACGATAGGCAGATCAGACGATGGCAAGACTTTTGTGGACATAATGGTAGATGGAGAAAGAGAATGTATCAAAGAGTATTAGATACTAATGATTGGAATATAAGTCCAAGGATACAACAATCATTGTTACATTGGGGTTATAAAGTAAATGAATTAGATTTAGAAGAGTATAAACAATTAAAATTAATAAGTTATGACGATACACACATCATTGAAAGGATGGGGCTTTGATATGGAAGCTTTGAAGGGGGAGGGGGCTTTTCTCTCTCCACCGAAGGTGCCACGCGCATTTTCGACGAATGTCTCAAATGAACCAACCCAACCCAACATACTCAAAGAAGAAGAATGGTGTCATTACGGAGGTCTGCCAAGTCCTAAGGCATATATGTAGCACTGGGTATTATAGTGTCTGAGAGTGTACGACTTTGATTGATACTACATATCATTAGACAATAGATCTTATGAGAGATACCTTCATATAAAGAGAGATAAAGGGTAAATGGCCTATGATACACCTAAAGACTATTAATAATAGGTAGTGTATATATAACTATAAAGATATAACTATATAGACATATAAAAATATATAGATTGTATAGAATAAAACGTAGGTAATGTATGTAAGGAATGGTAGTTTAATCAGGCACGCACCCCTCTCCTAAATTTTTTTTCTATATAAGAAAATATAAATTGTGATATCCGTACCCGGTCATATAGGCAACATACAAAAGAATGTAAAGAAAATAGGGGATCCTTACGGATAATGTAAAAAGGGTAAAATAACTAGTGAAATAGTTGGATACGATGAATGTAAGGAACATAGGATAAAGGTAAGGATAATGGAAAAGGAGGGGGTAAAAGGGAGATACTTGTGGGATTAGTTGTTTATATGCGTTATTCTTCTTATATTAAGGTATAAGAAATAAAGGTTATTATGGTATATTCAGACAAAGTAAAGGCATCCTCAGCATTTTTAAAGATCATCAAGTCAATGAATGATGAAGAGACAATTAAGTTTACATACGGTACAGGGTGGAAAGGAGAGCCTAATGTATATAGTATTAAATGTTATAAAGATAAGAAGGGTGAATCGTCTTATAGTATCTGGAATAACTATAGTGGTATGAATGTATCCTCTTTGGGTCCTACTATGGTTAAATGTTACACATACGATATGATGTCTCAGAGAACTAACTATTCCTTTCCATTATATAAGATGATAATGGTTGAAGGATAGATAAAGCCTATGGGGTATTAGTTGCCTCCTAAGGATTAATTTCATATATTAAGGTATAAAGCAATAAAGGTTATGAGTAATATAGAGTATTTAAAGAGTCATGTTGGTAAGATGTTTAGTGACAATTTTAGTTCTACCGGGTGTAGTCTATTGATTAGAGTGGAAGAGGATAGGAATAAGGCCTACTACATGGAGTGTTATAGTCAATATGCCAATGTGTCTGGTAGAAGAGCTGATGGTAGTAAGAGAACAGATAAGTTGTATCATCCTACCCCAGGATTGAATACAATGTCTATTGCTCAGTTAGAGAGATGTATAATAGGTGTAGTATAATATAGTATGGATAAGATAATAACATATACAGCATATACAATCATAGGTATATTAACAATCATAGCTGCCGTAGGTATAATACATGTACTGATACATATAGGTGTGAAGGTGCTAGGGCTAATCTTTAATCAACCCATCATAGCATTGGTCATCTGTATTGCCGTACTTGCCACATTATTTCTTACCCCGGACCGGAAGTAGTCGGGCAACTTGCCGGAAGCTAGATATCAAGGTGATATAACACTGACAGTATAGTTCCCTAAAGGGTTGGTAGTCTGCAAGGCTCTGCCATACGTGATCGCATAATTCCTATAATTTTTCGGTATATAGGGTTATATATACATATATATTGTTATGGGTCACCCTTATTCTTACTCTCTCTATCGGTAGTATCTACCTTAGAGTATCTAAATTTTATATATAGAACCAATACCATCGACCATAGAATCGTAGCTATTAGTGTTATTGGTGTTCTTAGTATGATATATTGTGCAATAAACATAGATATTAGACCTATTGCTATATATACTAGTATTCTGAATGTACTGTCTTTCATCTATCTATGTGTTCATTACTGTACTGTAAGCTTTATTATACACCTCTGTTAGATCCATTCTTGGGTTTTTCTTGCGTACCTCAGCTACTTCTTCGAATAATTGGGTTCTCCTACCATGTTCATGTGCACTATACACTAAATCTTCTATTTGGGACATAACTCTAGCTTGTTGTTCTTAATTAAGATAAGAACTTTTAGTGGGGTTTCCAACGGATATCGAGAAAATTTTTTAGCAAATTTTTTTGCATATAGGGTTTTTTCTTCGTATATTGTATTTATCCTATTTATAACAAAGGATAATGAATAAACTAGACCCACATACATTGTTTTCTATCTTCGAACAAGGAGATGAAGAGGTATATAAAGAGCATAACCAAGAAGATGTTCTAAATAATCCTTTTGTACTAATGAATATGGTTACCAGAGGCTTAGAGAACTATGAACTAATGTGTGCTCTATACATAAGGAACTACCCAAAGGAGTTTATAAGAGTAGAACCTACTATTAAATTTAAGTATTACACTAAGTTATACAGTTATTTACTAAGAATTAACATAGATTCCATAGAAGATATATATGCCATTGGTGATAGCTATGAGAGAAATAATGCTCAAAGAGGATTACAATCCTTATTAGATTACTTTGAGTTTAAAGAAGAATACGAGAAATGCGGAGTCATAGTTAAGTATATACAAGTATTAGTATTAGAAGAGGTAAAAAAACTTATAAAATAGTCACTAAAAAAGTTGGCTCACATAGTTATTTTTCGTATCTTAAGGTATAAAAGATAGATATATGAAAACATTAAACTACAACAACACTACTACAAAAGTTCTTAAATTAAACAACGATTACTACATTACTTCTTGGGATTCTATTACTACCAAGGATTTTCACGATTTTAAATTATCTAGATCGGTTATCAAACACCCTTCGTTTAAAACCCCTCTTAGTCAAATATTAAATCCAACACAACAATTTATATCAAAACTTTCTTAAAATAACTATTAAAAAAGTTGTTAGTTACAAAGATATTTCGTATCTTAAGGTATAAGATAAAAAAACAATAAAGGTTATGGCAAATTCAATTTCACACACGATTTCAAATCAAAGTCAATTCGATGATACTCTTATATGGGTTTCAGATCTATTCAAAGACGTTAATGGTTTCAGACCTAGAGGATATAACTTCCACAATTGGTCTTTCCAGGAGCTTGCTGATTTCGTTACCGATCTTATGGTTATTAATGCCAAGCAAGCAGAAGATGAAAGAGCTTGGGAGAAAAAAGCTATAGAGGATGTAATGTCTGTAGGAGCTGAGGATGAAGAGACTGCTGCTAGATGGTTAGATCAAGCCGATGCTCACTTTATGTACGGTGATGATGAATTCTATGAAGATCATATTGAGAAGTATGGTTGGGTGGCTAAACAGTTAGGAACATGCTAGATATAAATTCTTCGCGGCAACTTCGCGCGTTTCGCGCGGCGGCCTACGGTTTATTTCTCACCCTCTCCCTTCCCCTACAAGCTCAATCCATTTACATTACTGAGCAAAGGGTAGAAGCAGATGTAAAAGTATACGTTACCAAGCATAGAACCGATGCAGACCTAATAGTTTTCAAGGCTACCTATGAATTTGACGCCAAAGGCAATAATGGACGATGGTATTTTGTAGATTATGAGTTTGAAAACGATAAAATAGTGCATTTTGTTAAATATAGATCGGATTCCGACGTAAAAATTTACTATACCCCCTATAAATCCCAGGCTAAATGGAGAAATTCGGAAAAAAAGCATCTTTTTCAATAAATTAGTTGCTTTTCTGCCTTAGATTTAATATCTTAATATATGTTATATAATATAATTAATAAGATATAATAAAAAATATATATAATTAAATATAATATAAAAATAATTTATAATATAATATAATACTTAATAATAATAATTTAAAAAGGTTACCTATGTTACAAGCAGAACAGATTTCTAAAAACTATCAAAAACATCTTAAGATTATCGATACATATATTGGAGATCGTGCCGATAGTATTAAATCTATGCTTAAACATATGGAAGAAACCTATATGATGGCACCTGCTAGTGGTAAAACTTGGTACCATAACGCCTTTCCCGGTGGATATGTAGATCATGTTAATAGAGTAGTACAATATGCTGTTGAACAACATAGACTTTATATTAAAATGGGAGGTACTGTTGACTATACTGAAGAACAATTAGTATTTGCTGCACTCTTCCATGATTTAGGTAAGATAGGTGATGGAGATAAACCAAACTACATACCTCAGACTGATAAATGGAGGCAAGATAAACTATCAGAGATGTATACCTACAATCCAGACCTAGACTTTATGCTTATTCCAGACAGATCTCTATTCATATTACAGAAATTTGGTATAAAAGTAGATCAGAAAGAGTTTTTAGGTATCAGATGTCATGATGGAGTGTTTGATAAAGCTAATGAAGCGTACTTCTTCAGTAATGTTGAGTCATCTAGACAGAAAACAGCTTTGATATCAGTATTACACACAGCAGACTTCTTAGCTTCCAAGGTAGAATACGATATGTGGAAGAATAAAGGTGGTAATTCAATGCCTAAGACACAAAAAACTAAAGCCTCTACAGGAAAACGAGTAAACTCTTCAGCAGGCCTATCTAATTTACTTAAAAATATTTAATATGAACTTAAATCCTACAACATTTTACATAATATTTACAGTTTTAGTTGTTTTGATAATAGTTTTTTCATATATTATAGTTAATCTACTGTCAAAGGTAGAGAAATATGAAGATATAGCTGTAGATCAAACAACTTATTTGCAGAATATATCGAATCTTATAGGAGATTCACAAAAGCACCTTAACAAACTCGATGAACGCGGGGTTTTCAAGTCAGATGATGAGGTCGGTTATTTTTTTAAACAAATGCAAAACGTGCAAAAAGAGCTAGACCGATATATGCTCCCTCAAAATTATGGCAAGAAAGAAAAGCAAAGCTAATTACTTTACAAAGGAGACAGAAGAATACATAGTTAGATACAATACTTCAGAAGATAATACGTATAGAAACTCAATCTTTACAGAACATATTTACTACCCTTTTTACAAACTAGCAGAGAACATCATTCATACTTTTAAGTTCTATTATACAGATGTAGATAAAATAGAAGATTTAAAGCATGAAATTGTTTCTATGTTATTAGAAGAAAAGATAATGAAGTTTGATCCTACCAATGGAGCAAAAGCATACTCTTACTTCGGAACAATAGTCAAAAGGTGGTTAATTAATTACAACAACAAGAACTATAAGAACCTTAAGAAGATAGGTACCTTCGATGAAATGTATGATGGTTATGAAACTAAAATGCAAGTAGATGAAGAACATGCTATTACCTTAGGTCAGTTCTTAGATATATATGTTGAAAACACTTATGAAGAACTAGATGAATTATTCCCTAAAGATAATGAAAAACGTATAGCTGACGCTATTCTAACTATATTTAAAACCAGACAAGATCTAGATATATTTAAAAAGAAAGCCCTTTACATATACATTAGAGAAATGACGGATTGTGAGACACCTCACCTTACTAAAGTAGTTAATAAACTTAAAGAAGAATTTTATCTTTTACATAACAGTTATAATAAAGTAGGACTTATTCGTACAAAAGTACTTTAAATCTATTTATAAGTAAAGACTTATTATGGACAGTAGTAAAGAAATATTTAAAGGCAAATCGCTATCTGACCTATTTGGTGAAATATATGACAATTCTAGAGAGACAAAAACACAGGTTAAAGCATTAATCGGTGAACTTAAACCTCTTATAGAGAATATAGGAGATGCTACTCTTATTGTTCCTATGATTAAAGAGTATATGGAAATAGGAGTAAAGAACGATGAACACTTAATCAAACTAGCAACAGTGATCCAGAGAATAGAAGCTATACAAGCTAAAGGAGATGGATCTGAAATATTTGATTTTGAATCATTACAGGATTTATTAGAAGAAAGCGAGAACGTACAGGAAGAAGTTAAAAACGTATCCGAAGAAGATAAAGAGGAATGAGCTTAGACTATAATAGTATAAAACGTAGAACAACTACCTCACCAGTCAACACTGATAGTAATGAAGAGTTTATCGGTAGAGTTGTAGATATTATTCTAGATGATAAACATCCAGAGTATGCTAAATACGGGTATAGTGATAGTATAGGTTTAATAAAATATACAACATTAGGAGTAAGAGAAGAAAAAGGGGTTGAAATTGACGAGGAAGAATACGCAGGTATAGCTGTACCTCTTCGTAGAAATAGTAACCTTTATCCACTAAAAAATGAAGTAGTTATACTAACTATAGGACCAAGCTTTAACGTGGAAAACCAATC